CAGGCCACAAAAGATATAGAAAAACTTGATCCTGAAAAAATAAGACAATACGCCATGGACAACTTCACGTTAGATAAGGCAGTGCCAAAATACAAAGAATATTTTGAAAGAATACTTAACCTTTACGGAAAGGGTTGGTACAAATAAAAATATGGATATTCAATACCGCAAAATAAGCGAAATAAAACCATACGACAAAAATGCAAAGAAGCACCCGGAGAGTCAGATAAAGGCAATCGCAGAGTCAATCAAGGCATTTGGCTTCAACCAGCCTGTTGTTGTTGACAAATATGATGTGATTATCGTTGGACACGGAAGATACTTCGCATCTTTGTATCTTGAACTTGAAACCATCCCAGTCACAAAAATAGAGATAACCGATGAGCAAGCCAGGGCATACAGATTGGCCGACAACAAACTTAATGAATCAGAATGGGATATGCAACTTGTCATTCAGGAACTGAGAGAAATGCAAGTATCAATGCTTGACCTGACAGGATTTGATAGAAAGCTCATATTAAACGATGACGAGAAAGATGATATTGTGCCGGAAGTGCCAGTAACACCACGATCAGAAGTTGGAGATGTTTATCAACTCGGAACACATCGTCTAATCTGCGGAGATTCAACCAAGGAAGAAACATTCAAGACACTGATGAAAGAAAATAAGGCAGACATGGTATTCACAGACCCACCATACAACGTGAATTATAAAGGACAGGGAAAGAATACGTCAGAGCATATCATGAATGACAAAATGACATTTGATAATTTTAGAGAGTTTTTACTGTCATAATTCAAGAATATAAAGGAGAATATTAAGCAAGGGGGGGGGCTTTACATATTCCACTCGAGCTCCACCCAAGCAGTATTCCAAGATACACTTGAGCAAAATGGAATAGAGGTAAAGAACCAGCTCATTTGGAATAAGCCAATGGCCGCACTCGGATGGGGAGATTACCGATGGAAGCACGAACCATTCTTCTATGCTACAATTAAGGGAATCAAGACCATATTTTACGGAGATAGAACAAACGTCACAGTGCTTGACTTCAATAAGACAGACGCGCAATTACTCAGCTGGGCTAAAAAGCAGAGAGAGGCAGAAAAGAATGGCAAGACAACCATCTGGTCAATGAAGCGCGAATCAGTCACAGAATACGTACACCCGACACAGAAACCAGTTGAATTGATAACATACGCAATATTTAATTCCAGTAAAGTTGATGACATCGTGCTTGACCCTTTCCTGGGGAGTGGCTCAGTACTGATCGCATGCCAAAAGACCAACCGGACATGCTATGGCGTAGAATTTGACCCAAAATACGTTGACGTAATTATTCAAAGATACGTAGATTATACAGACAATCGCCAAATAATTAAGAATGGCGAACAAATCATATGGTAATACAAAGAAAGTGGCAAAACTTATTCTATAAGAAATGCCCAAACTGTGGAGCAATACTCAAGGAAACAAACGAATACTTTTCTTGCCTGAATCCACACAAAACAAAAATAAACTGTTCCTGCTTTTTTATCAAGAAGTCTACAGCAATAGAATATCTACTGAACCCAAACCACCCGGCGAATTTCTGCCTGAGCAAAGAGGAGAAGTCAGGGATAGATGCGGTTGTTATGAGCATTCAAAAAACATTAAATTATTAACATGGCAAGACCAAAGAATTGTAAAAGATGTAATAAGCCAAAGCGACCAAAGGGCAATCATTTTAAAGACTTAGAGGGATATTGTAATTGTGGACGGCCGACTGTATTCACTCCAGATGTTATCCAAAAACTTGAGGCCGCATTCATGAACGCATTCCCTGATGTTGAGGCTTGCTGTTATGCAGGAATAAGCCCGGCAGCATTTTATAAATATCAATCAGAGAACCCTGAGTTTGTAGAGAGAAAAGAAGCATTAAAGAAAAGACCGAACATGAAAGCCAGGGAAACTATTGTAAAAGCATTAGAGAATACGCCTGATGCCTGGAAGTGGTTGGAGAAGAAAGACCCAGAGTTTAAGCCAGTCAGTAAAGTTGAACATGCAGGATTGATTGAAGTGGCAGGTGCAGAGATAGAGAGAAGCCCAGAGGAAAAAGAATTATTAAATAAATTACAAGAGGAGCGCCGGAAACGAATTGAAACAAACAGCGATGCCATGGAGCTACCAGTATGAAGTCAATTTTTAGATCCTTTGTCAACAACCAAAGGAAAAAAATGCCTGTCAATAAATACCCGGACATGATTGACGGAGTCAAAATCAGTTATGAGAAGCCTCCAATCTGGGATGCGGTTTGTGTAACATTCAAAATCAATCCAAGATGTTATTTTACTTATGGCGACACACTATACAACCCGAGCAAGCTCCCAATACCGCCTGAGATTATAGCTCATGAAAAAGTGCATATTGAACAACAAAAAGCAACAATTCTAATTAAACATCGTGCGGTAGGAATGTCTACGGAAAAACCAAATATTATAGAAATGAACCCAGCACTATGGTGGGGTAAATTTCTCAGAGAGCCTGAGTTTAGAATTGATCAAGAAGCTAAGGCATACGGCCGGCAATACGAATACATCTGCTCAGTCATTAAGGATGACAAAACAAGAACAAAGTATTTGGAACAGTTGGCTGAGTCTTTGTCTGGGCCACTATACAACAGCTGTGTCAGTAAAAAAGAAGCAGTGATATTAATTCAGAAATACTCAGGATGATATGTCAAGGAGGTATTATAATAGAATATTTATAACCCCAGTAAAATACTGCCACGGAAAAGTTATCTATGACAAGAAAACAGCAATAACTGCGGCCAACAAAAGATTTGAAGAAAATCATATAAAATTGAGAGTGTATCCATGCCCGGACTGCGGACACTGGCATCTCACTCACACTAAAGTATAAACATATGAAATGCCAACATCAATTTATCTTAATAGAGCAAAGGACTCGGAAGCCACAAACTAACCATACAAATATTAACGATAACTCCACATCCAATCCATCAATAATCCCCGGAAGATGGGAAGATGAATACGGAGCCAGAGCCGGTTGCATTAAGTGTGGAGAGATAAGAACAGTATGGGGAAATGGAGATTTAGAAACTGAAGTAAAAGGAAATGACAACGCCAGCAATTCCTAAAATTGATGATGTACTCAAAGACCTGTCAAATGAATTCTGCAGTGAGTGGGTATATGAACGCCACCACATCCTAAACGAGAAAGGCCAGCCGATAACATTTGAAACACATCAATTCCTGATAGATATTTACAACGACCAGAGCGATAATCTTGTGGTAACCAAAGCCGCGCAGATTGGAATGAGTACTCTTGAAATCCTGAAGAACATTCGAGATGCAGAAACACACCGGATGGATATCATCTACACCCTGCCCACAGACGGAGATGTCAGCGTGTTTGTCAGCGGAAAAGTCAATCGTATTATTTCAAACAATCCGCACCTTGAACAATTAACAACAGACAAAGACTCAATCGAGCAAAAGCAGATTGGCCAGAGCATGATATACTTCAGGGGAACATGGAGCAAGAAAGCCGCGATTATGGTCACAGCAGACAGGCTGGTTCATGATGAAATAGACTCAAGTAAGCAAGATGTTATTGCTGACTTCCAAGCGCGCTTACAGCACTCTAAATTCAAACAGACTCACGTGTTCAGCCATCCAAGTATTACAGGTCAAGGGGTTGATATTTACTGGAAACAAAGCGATCAAAAAGAATGGTTTATTGTCTGCCCTCATTGCCAAAAAGAGCAATATTTGTCTTGGAACACAGAAGATGAAAGAAAAATGAGTGTTGATATAAAAAAAAGAGAATATGTCTGCAAAAAGTGTCGTGGTGTTCTTGATTGGCATGCAAGAGCAAAAGGCCGATGGATAGCAAGATTTGATAAAGAAAAGCACCCAGAAGTGAAATGGAGTGGTTATCACATCAGCTTATTGATGGCGCCGTGGGTTAGCGCTAGCGACATCATAGACAAATATAATGAAGTTTTAGAGGGTAAGCAAACAATGGATTATTTTTATAATAAGGTTCTTGGTTTGCCATTCACCGGCGGAGGAAACAACGTGGAGCAAGAAACAATACTTGGACGAGTGACAACAGACAAAAACTCATATCAAGGCAGAATCGTTATAGGTGTTGATACTGGTGTTGACTTGAGATATGTTTATGGAAATAGGCAAGGATTGCTAGGCTATGGCCAAATGAAAGATTATACTCCAGATGATGTTAATAAATTAGAATTAAAAGAAACTCTAGAGTATTTTTTATTAAAATTCCCTAATTCTATAATGGTGATTGATCAAGGTGGCGACATCATAGGTAGCAGAAAACTGCGAACAAAATATCCAGGTAGGGTGTTTTTATGCCATTATGCCAGAGATCGTAAAACAATGCAGTTGGTAAGATGGGGCGAAAAAGAAGAAAATGGCAATGTCGTGGCTGACAGAAACAGAATGATTCAGTTATTGATTGGCGAATTTACTGAAAACAGGCTTAATCTTTATAACGGAACAAGAAACGACTGGTATGATTATTGGTTGCATTGGTCGCACATTTACAGAGAAGTAAAAACAAACGCC